ACTCTGTTTCTTTCGCAACAGGCTTTTGTGTAACTGGTGGTTTTGTTTCAGGTATTTCAGGTTCGCTAGATGTGATCGGTGTATCCTCTGACATTATCAAGCTATTTGGTTGATAATTCATTGGATTAAAACTTGGAAATGGTGCATCACAAACAGTAAAAACACCATTAGGGTCATCAAGTAATAAATTTCTGTTACCAGTATTTTTTATATCTCTATGCTGATATGTACAGGCTGGAACATTTATTGTAAGTGGAATTATGTCTACTGGTTTCGTAAAATCAAATATGGGTTGTATTTGTATTTCTGGAATTTGTAAATCTGGAATACTCATTAAAGAGGCATTGCAGGGTAAGTTGTTTTAGGTATCTGTAAAGGTATTTCTTCCATCATCTTTTCTTTTAAATCACCCATAACCTTATTTTTTAAATCCCTTTCAAATTCAGGACTCTGCATATATCGTATCGCTACAAAACCAAATGCAGCCATTGACCCTGATAACAAAAGAGACAATAATGAAGCTATCTGACAAATTTTATTAAACATGATAAAAGAAGCATTAATTAAGGCGTTAGCACCTATTTCTTTGATGGTGCTTTTTTTGATTGTTGGTTTAAGTCCGCTATATCTTTTGGCTGGTTTAATGACTCGTTCTTTTTCAACAACAACTCCCCAAACTGAATACCCCCCTGCAAAGCGTTAATTTTAAAAATACATTCATCAAAAACTTTTTTTGCTTGGTCTCTTGTTTTAATCTGTATACTTAATTCTTCTTTCCATTCAAGAATTTGCTTTGCTGTTGTTGATTCCATAGTTTTTCTTTTTATTTTACCAAGTCAAAAAATTTAGACAATTTCGGTTAAATTAAATTTGTATTTTTTGCCATTTCTATTATTTTTTAAGAATAAATCATTTTCACCTTCTTGGATTGTAAAATCGCCCCAAGTGTTGTCAAATTCATTTTTTGATCCTTTATTACTTAAATGTAAGTCATTAGTAAATACGTCTGACCATCTAGCAGAAGATGTACCAAGTGACCTTGAGTTATTTCCGTCTGGTTTTACAACGTGAGTTGTAAGATCACCTGTAAGTTCCCCTCCAGATGTAGGCAATCCAACAGTTGCACCAGCAGCAATGCCATCAAGTTTATTTTTTAAAGTGGTAGTAAAATTATTATCTGTTTGTGAAGCTACAGAGAAATCAAGTGTGCCGTCAGAATCTTGATATGTAACCGTAATACCTGATTCGCTGTTACCAGAAACCATAGCACCTACAATATCTTGCACTTGCTCATTAGTTAAAGTAGAAGTTATAAATCCGGCTCCATTTGTTAATTGGTTTGTATTTGTAACATTCGTGGCTCCTGACGCAATGCCATCTAACTTATTTTTAAGGGTAGTTGTAAAATTATTATCAGTTTGACTTGCAACAGAAAAATCTAAAGTACCATCTGAATCTTGATATGTAACTGTTATCCCTGACTCTGAATTACCAGATACCATTGCTCCTACAATATCCTGTACCTGTTCATTTGTTAATGTCGCAGTAATAAAACCAGCACCGTTGGTAAGCTGGTTTGTATTAGTTACATTAGTTGCACCTGATGCAATCCCATCTAATTTGTTTTTTAAAGTAGTTGTGAAGTTATTGTCTGTTTGTGATGCAACTGAAAAGTCTAATGTTCCATCACTATCTTGATATGTGACAGTAATACCAGATTCAGTATTACTAGAAACCATGCCACCGACTATATCCTGTACTTGCTCGTTAGTAAGAGTTGCAGTAATAAAACCTGCTCCGTTAGTTAATTGATTTGTATTCGTTACGTTTGTAGCACCAGCAGCGATTCCATCTAATTTATTTTTTAAGGTGTCTGTAAAATTATTATCTGTTTGACTAGCGACAACAAAGTCGAGAGTTCCATCTGAATCTTGATAAGTTACTGTTATACCTGTCTCAGTATTACCTGTAACCATTCCTCCAACAAAATCTTCTACTTGCTCTTCTGTCAATGTAGCTGTTATAAACCCTGCTCCATTTGTTAACTGGTTTGTATTAGTTACATTTGTTGCTCCATCAGCTACATTTAACATTGTACGAAGATTGGCTGGTGTTATTTCTTCAATAACCCCTGCACCGCTAGAATCTCTACCTAAAATTCTATTTGTTGCTGATACATTTTGAATTTTGGCATAAGTAACAGCGTCATCATCAATAGTAAAAGTATCACCTCCATTGCTAACTGTTATATCTCCTTTATCTCCATCATCTATTCCACCACCGCCAGATATTTCAGCTACAGATCCATTATCTTTTTTAGTAAAAATTTTACCAGAATCAGTTCGTATCGCTAATTCACCAACAACTAAATCACTTGCACTTGGGTCACTACCACTCCCATTTTTAAGTTTAATTGTAACTGCCATGAGATCACCTCCTTAAAAATTTATTTTTAATAGGTGCCCCCATTAACATCAAAACCAGAAGTTGCACCATCCTCTAGGAAAGTGACCAGATCGCTTAACGCAACTTGCTTCATGGTTCCATTATCATTACAAACAAATCTGTCTGCAGTAGCTAAAGTTGTAGATGTAGCAGATGTGCCACCATCAATAATATTTAATTCAGCAGTAGTAACTGTTGCTCCATCAAGAATTGCAACCTCTGTATTTGTTAAATCTGCAAGTGCATCTGCAGTATTCTGAGCCATTGTCGCAAGCTCAGTTAATTTATCACTATGAGGCTCAACATCAGTTCCTATTGCAACACCGAGTGCTGTGCGTGCAGCAGACGCACTCGTAGCACCTGTACCACCATCAGAAACAGCTAATGTACCTGTAATGGAACTAGCAGAAAGATCAACAGCCATTTCTGTTGATTCAATAACTATTCCACCATTACTTTTTAAATCTACTGATAAAGTGTTACCAGATTTATCTAAACCATCACCTGCAGTAATTTGACCTGCACCAGAAAACTGTGCAAAGGCAAGGTTATTAGTGCCAACAACAGCACTGCCTTTATTTGATGTACATACAAAACCATTCTCGGCATTAACAGTACCCTGTTCAACAAATACAAAAGCACCTGCAGCATCTGCACCAGCAGCTAGGTCATCAGTTCTAGTCCAAGAACTTGCTTTGCAAAGATACAATCCATTCTCTGATGCTGTATTTTGATTTTTTACAAGAACTCTATCATCAGCAGATAAAGAAACACCATCAATAGTCTGAGTACCAGAGAGTGTAATATTTGCTGTGGTTGTAGCTTTTACAGAATCTTTTACATCAAGACCTTGTGCTACACCATCTACATAACCTTTATTGGCTGCATCTGCATCTGCAGTTGGGTCTGCAAGGTTTGTTATTTTTTGACTATTTAAACTAACTGCACCATCGGGAGCAGTAAATTCATTTAACTTTAATAAATCAGCAGCAACTAAGGCTCTAAATGTAGGTGCAGCAGCAGAACCACTTGCAGGTCCAACTAATACAGTATTAGCTGTTCTTGTATCTGTTTTATTAAAAAATGCACCTGCACCACCAACAGTAATTATTGAACTTGCAGATGGTGGAGTAGAACCATTATCACCAAAACCATAATATAATTTTAAATCTGCTTCATTAAAAGCTAATTCTGACGGTGACAGACTAGAGGGAGCACCAGCACTTCCACTTGCTGCTCTTTTTTTAATTCTTATGGTATTAGACATGACTAAAAGTTTCCTCCATTGACAAGTGTAAGTTTTGTTGTTGTGCTGTCTGCTTTAAATGTACCACTAGAATCATCATAATACAGTACTGAACCATCAACTTTACTTGAATCGTTTAAAGTTGTACCAGATGAGGCAAAACTAGGACCTTGTGGACCCTGCGTAGTTATTTCAACTGTTGTTACATCAGAAACCTGACTTACAGTTACAGAATTAGGACTACTCATGCTGAATAACCCTCTAAAATGTACAATGCACCTCTAATATAGACATTTTCTTTGCCATTAGGTTGTGTATATTTAAAATCGTAAAAAAGTAAACTTGGACTAAATGTTGTAGTTTGGTCGTCTGACAAGCTAACATCTACAATTCCATTTGCTCTGTCAGTATATGCGACTGTCCAATCTGCATATTTTGTTGACCTATCTTTATTATAAACTTCGCCCGTAACAGTATATCCAGTTAAATTTATGGCAGAACTAGTACTGTCTTTTACAGTAAGACGCATGTCAAAATCACTGCGTCTTACAACTTTAAAATCTTTCTGTGCAGGGATAATAGCCATTAGCTTGGTTTTGGATATTTATTTTTAATAGGATCAACCATATCAGTTTTCCACTTTTCAATTCCATGGTCATAAATATATTCTAATTGTTCCCAATAAGATGGGTATTCATTTAATCTTTGCCGCTGATAATCTTTTTTTGCCAGTTCAACTCTTGCAGCATCAACTAAAGTTTGATCAAAAGTAACTTTGTTTCCATCTTTATCTAAAAAATAAGTTTCAAAAGAATCATCTACAGTTACGCAGTTTGGATATGCTTTAAAAATAGCATCATGGTCTAATGGGATTGACATTTATTGTTGTACCTCCAATAAAGTAATACTTGAGGGCATACGAGCATTATCTGAAGTATTTTGGTCTTGATTACTTCTATTAATACATACATTCACGCTTTGTGTTCTACAACGAATCGTATAAGTTATTGAGCTTGTTGTGCTTGGAGAATCTAAAAACATTGCAAAACCAGTTCCGATGGGGTTAGTAGGACTTCCATGTTCATATAATCCACCTATAGAGGCCACATTTCTACTTCCTGATGAATTACCTGTATAAATAGTTGTACTGTCTCTCCTTATTTGTAATTCTCCATGTTGTGCATTTTGAACCCAACCCTTAATATCAACAACAACAAGAATTTTATTGCTTGAACTTCTAGGAGTAATGCTTGCTGAGAGACCAGTAATAGTTACGAAACTTGTACTTGTGGTTGTAAAAGTATCTAGCTTTGTATCTTGTACTACTTGAGAAACACCTGCTGGAAAATCTTGGTCGCCCCCTGACGAAAAATTAATTCCCATTACATAACCTCCTCAAGAAGAAATTTAAATTTTTTACCTGTTTTGTTGTTAAGCAAGAAAAGATCAGTATGTCCTTCCTGTATAGTATAGCTTCCCCAAGTTCCGTCAACGTCATTGAGGCTACCTTCGTTAGATAAATTAAGGTCAGCAGTAAATAAATTTGCCCATCTTAAAGAATCTGATCCTAAATTAAATGTAGCATTTGAAGCTGGTAATAATGAATTAAGGTCAGTTAAGTTTGTATTTTGGATTAAACCAACTATATTTGTAGTTGTAGCTATTGTCCCGTCTGAATCAGGTAAAGTCAAAGTGCGGTTTGAAGTTACAGATGCAGGCGCTTTTATTGTTACATAATGAGTACCATTAGAACTTGCTTCACTAAATCTAATTTCATTTTCATCATTTAAAGTAATTCCATTTGCATCAAAAGTCATTTGTTCAGTTCCACTTGAACTAAATCCCATAATATTTGCTGACTTTCTAAATAAACCCAAATCAGTATCTGTATCAAATGAAAGTGCTGGTGTAGATGCACTATTTGAATCATCCAATAAAAGTGGACCTGTCATTGTTCCACCAGACTTAAGCAATAAACCCAAATTAGCCTGATCTATATTTCCTATATCTGTAAAACCATTATTGTTTGAATTTCTTACTTTTAAAATATCTGTTGTTGTATTCAAGAAAAGCATTCCTGTTACACATTGACTTGTAGCTAAGTCAGATGATTTTGAATTGCTTGATTGAATCGCAGCAAAAACATTATTAAGATCGGTTCTTACATTTGCCCCAGAAGCATTTTCGATTGTGTAATTTGTAACGTCAGCCACAGTTAAATACTATTTTCCTCCATGTTACCCTCCTTTGCCGAAACCAACAGCACTGTAGGTAAAGTTCCTATCAATACTAGCATTACTTGAGTTTTTAAAATGCACTGTAAAGCCAGTACCAGATACATTACTTAATTCAAAATAATCACCTGTTGCCATATTTTGTGGAGAAATATTAACAGAAGGTAAAAAGTTATTTAAATTTCCTAGTGCAGACGTTCCAACAAAAAATGGTGCGGTGAATGTAACTGCTTTTGCACCTGCACCTGATGCTATAACAGCAGATTGTTCTGTTCTAGAAGGCATTACTGCACTATAACCTGCTTGTTGAAGATTTAAATTTTGTGAAGTATCAGTTGTATTTATTGTAATTCTGAATTGGAAACCTCTTCCTTTAAATGTGCCATTAGCGAAATCGTTAAAATTCCCATATGAACTCATGTCAGTTGAAGTTCGAACAGCAATTTTAGCATTTACTTCATTTGCTATAGTTCCATCAAAATCTTGCCATGTGTCAATATTATCTGTTCTGTTATCAAATTCATCTCCAACATAAAAACCAACACCTTGAAAATGTCTTTTAAGTTGCAATGAAAATGTAGAACCTAAATCAAGTGTCTCAACAAAATCATATGTACCCGAAAGATTTGCAGTTGGGTCTGTAAGTTTCAACCCACCCAATGTAGAGTCAAATGTTAGGTTTGACTTTGTACCGTTATATGGTGTTCCGTCAGTATCTTCTCTATCTGTTTTAATAGTTATTGAATCTAATATCTCAACTGTTGAAATATTTACACTTGCTGCATTTGCACTAAATCTACCTCCATCATCTTGAAACTTTAAAAGATATGTTCCAGCCAATGCAGGTGCAATAACTTCTGTAGCATTACCAGCTACAGCTTCAATTACATCTTGTGCACTTTGAAAGGTTGCTGCACCACCTGTTTGATTTGTATGCCTTACATAAACTCGTCCACCATGCAGCACATCCAAAGCAATTGCTTGATTAAATCTTAATCTGACGAATTGTTCGTTGATTGGTTCAATTGTCAAACCAGTTACATCTTCTGGTATTGTACTTTTACCAATAGCCTCAAATGTAGTTGTTGTTTTATTCGCAGATATAGATAATGCAGCATTAAAAGAAAAAACCTCAAATGTATATTTTCCTACAGGTGTATCAATCAATTCAAAATCAGAACTAGTTACAATCTGCGAAACAAAATTACCATCTTCAAATTTATAATTTACTTGATATTGACTTGCTCCATCTACAGGTTTCCAATCAACAATTAACTTACTTCTAGCCATATTATTTATTATTACTGTTTGTTCAGTAACTGTTAAGTTGCTTGGTGGTTCAGTTGCCTTATTTAATATTGATACAGTTCTTGCTGGTAATGCTTCTCCATTTTCAATAAAATCATATTTTCCTTCAACATAAGATAAAGCTGTAACTAAATAATTAACATCATCCTGTTCCTCAACAGTAATGACTCTAAAAAGTTGTGTTTGTAAATCTGTACTAGATAAAAGATATGGTGCATTTGTATTTGGTGCTGATGAAAAAGCAGAGCTAACTGTTAATACTGCTGCATTTACATTTGTTATATTTTTTGTCTCAACTGTCCCGTCAGGTAAGACTACAGCGATTGTTGGTGTGACATCTAATAGAGGTATATTTGTTTCGGATGCTGCGTCTATTGTAACTGTAGTTGTTGTAGCAGATACAACTCGGCCACCTCTTCTTGCTCCTGCTCTTACAGGGTCGTTTACTTCTATAACAGAGCCGGGTCTTACAACTACACCTGCGTCAATTGATGTTGTAAAAGTAATTATTTCTGATTCATTTTGTTCAGCAAATAAAATTGCTCTTCCTAGTCGTGCAGCTTGACTTCTAGATGTGCAAGCAAAAGCTTTTACTTGTTTAACAACAGTGCCTAGTTTGCTAATTGCTGTTGCATCTTCAATAACTTCAAAATCAACTTCTGCAGAATCCATATTAAAATAACTAACGGAAACAACAGAATGACGTTGTTTTAAACTACTACCTTGATATGTAAAACCTGTTTCGCCTACATTTGCCAAATTAAAAAGATAACTAGAAGTTGTCGGTTTATCTTGACTTATAGTTATCGAACCAGCACTCCATATTGGCATACATCTCATAACACCAGCCAAATCATTTATTGCTGCAAATGCTTCTTTAGGACTTTGAATATTTACATTACAGCTAAATCTTGCTTCTGTTGTACCTGAACCTGTACCATCATCTACTAATTCATTAGCAAATTTACTTGCGGCAACAAAACTAAATAAATCTAAATTAGCATCAATAATATGATCTCCTAATCCGTACCTTGTATTTGTCAATAGATCTAATAAACACATTGCTGGACAATTTGTATAAACAGCAGCACCCATAACCCCGTTAAAAATATATCCATCTGGATAAACAATACGACCAGTTTGTAGATCAACAGTAGGTGTACCTGAATTAGAAGCACCTGCTCCGGGTATGCGAACTTTGATTCCTCTGATTCTGTATCTTCTTCTAGGAATACTATTGAACTGCTTACTATCTAAACGTAAAGCAACATATGCGCTATTAGCATATGTTGAATTATTATCTATAACCTCTTGAATACTTGTAAATTGAAATGCGTTAACTGTTTGTGCATCAGAACTATCTGCAGTTACTCTTACGACTCTAAAATCAACTGGAAAAGAACCACTAATATTTATTCTGTGATCTTTTGAAAAAGCATCTGCAGTACGACCAGTAACAGAGGTATCAATTACATCATTATATCCACCGCCATTATATTGAACTTGTATTTTGTAATTTATGGTGTCACCGTGTATGTCTCCATTATCTTCAAAAATTTGTATTTGTGACCAAGTTAAAGTAATTATTACTGCATCTACATCTGTATTAGTAACTTGTCTTGTAACAGGTGAAGAAGTTGTAACTGTAACATTAACAGCAGTTGGTGATCTGCTTTCTGCTGGAATCCCAGACATTGCAGATTGGTTTGCTGTTCCAAACTTTGATGTAAATGTTACATCTTGAAAATTAAAATCTGTATCTGCTGGACTACTATTATTTGCTGTTGAATTTAAAATTGGAGTATCATCAAGAAATACATCTTTGAGGCTTGCATTATTGTAAGCATCTGTGCCTTTTGTAAGACCTGCTTTTGAAGCACTAGCAAATCCTTCAATTTCACCTTCTGAAATTAAGTCTTGTATTGTTGCAAATTGTCTGCTGTTTAGATTATCAGGATCTCGGATTGGTTTTCTTGACCCTGAAGATTTCTGACCACCACCACCTGAACCTTGGATTTGTTTCATTAGGCTACTACTTGATTAGTGTCGACTGCTGCTGATATAACAACAGAGCCAGTTAATATTTCACCATAAACAATAGGTACAGGTGTGCCTGCTCTTGAAGTATTTTGTACACCACCAAAACTAAATGAAATTCTTGGATCTTCTTCAGAAGAAAATTGCTGTTGGTCGGGAATTGGAAATAACAATCCACTTACACCACCCAAGAGTAAACCAGCACCAATACCAAATGCAGCTTTTGCCCCTAAACCTGCTGCTCCTGAAAAAATAGTTGCTCCTGAAAAAGCTCCAAAAGCTCCCATTGAAACTGCAATTAAAGCACCACCTAATATTATTTTTCCTACATTACCTTTACCAGCAATAACAGGTATAAAATGGATCTCTTGTTGACCAACAGGATAATGTATTTCTTCTTCAGTTATAATTTCATCACCAACTTGAACCATATAATATTGCGGATTCATATAAACTTCTACCTCAGGAAAGTTATGTATTAAAAAACTTACTGCTTGTGCGACACTATTTATCTTGGCATCAAATTCCTTATGACCAATAAATTTTGCAAGTTTGCCATGCAATTTTATTTTACTTAACATAACGCAACCTCTTTCCAGTACATTTTAACAACCATTCATTATAAGGTTCCTTACAGCTTAGTCTATCTGATAAATGATGAAGAACATCACCATCTATAAAAATCGCCACATGGTTTAAACCTTTACCAAGAATTGACATAAATAATAAATCACCATTTTCAAGTTTCTCATCAGCCCTTAGTTCTCTAAATCCAGTTCTCCATGCATGACTTTCAAACATTGGATTATTAGCAAACTCTTCGGGTGTTGGTCTTTTCCAATCTTTTAAATTAATTTTTTTTTCTTCTTTATACCAATCCACAACTAATGACCAGCAATCAGTTATTCCCCAAACATATTCCCTTCCAAGTATTGGTGCTTTATATCCACATGGTTCAATATAGCCCCATTTTTCTGTTTTCGGATTCACAATAAACCACGGCAAATTACTTTGTTCGCAACTTACTTTATCTGCTTGGCTAGCAATCGGTGGTGTTTTTGGATGACTATGAATAACAGCAATTATTTCGCCTTTTTTTTCTGCATTTAAATAATCCTTTGGGTCTAAAATAAAACTATCAAAATCAGATGATTGATTTTCGCACGGAATATATATCTTTTTTCCTTTCTTATTAACTAATAAACCAACACTTTCTTTTGGATCTTCTCTTTTTGCATGTAATAAAGCAATATCTTTCCATTTCATTAGTTAAAAGTTCCAATCGAAGGAAAAATTTTACGAGTACATTGTCTTTTCGGTACATGAACACCTGCTAAATCAGTTGGAGCAGCTAATTCAAATTCGACTATTTCTCTGTTTTCATTAGTTTTTCTATCAATTGCATATATTTCTTGTGGAAATTCTACATTTGGATTGGCAGTTGCATTTTGACCATTAGCAAAATTTACTGCATCTATAAATTTTGCAAGCGTTCTAATTCTTGTTACTGTTGCACCTGTAAGATCATTGCCAGTTGTGGTTTCATTTACTGCCAAAAGAATTGAAGACATAAGACCAGTAGCATTACTTATTCTTAATGTGGGTCTAGGAATCTGTCCTTTTTGATATGCAAAACCTTCTGCTTGAATAGGGAATCTAAGATATTCATTACCTGCCCAAACTATTTTGCCATTTGCATTTAAATTACTGCCAGCATGAAATCTATAAATTGTTGTTGCCCCATGAAGAGAGTTTGAAAGCTGTAAAGTAAATAATTCAATAATCGCAGATGGATTTATAGATTGCAGATCACTAAATATTGATGAATTTACTGTCATTATGATGCTGGTTCAAATACTTCACGGAATGTAGCTGTTATTGTTGCTCGGTCATTAAATGGTATTGATTTGTTCCAACTTTCACAAACAAATTTCATTGATGAAGGTTCTCCTTCTGGCTGATAATCAAAGCTTGCTCGATCTAATGCTCTTGCATCTAAAAATTGTTCAATTGTATCTGATTCTGATTCTGAAATATTCCAAGTAAAACTAAATTCTTTTGGATTTTGGTGAGCATCAAGCCCTAAAAAAATCCGATGCTCATAACCATCTGCAAATTTTATTGTGCGAGTTTTAGGAGCATTTTTTTTAGATGTTCCGTAACTTGGTTTTATGTCTGGAAAAGTTGCCATTATGCTAATAATCCTCCGGGTCGTTTTTGTTGAACTAATTCAGATTGTACTGCTGCAGCAATAAGCCTTCCTAATTGTTTACCAGCATTATCATCGCCTTCTACATTTGAGCCACTTGCATCTACATTAACAACAATATTATTAGTAGTTCCTCCCATTTTATTATTTGGAATTATTGTACCTGCAGTACTTGGTACAAATAATTCTGGTCCTCTTTCACCTACTACTGAAGCTCTACCAACAGGGGGTCTACCACCATTAGCAAAACCTAAAAATCCACCTATTTTTGTTCCACCAAATATACCTCCAAGCATAGAATTAATACCCATTCTTAAAAGAGAATTAGCAAGATCATTTAATATTGCTTTTGCTGATTCACCTAATGATTTTGTTCCATTAATGGCACCTACCAAAGCATCTGTTATTTGACTTCCAATTGTTTTACCTATCTCAGCAAAAGAATCTTTTATTTCTTTTGTTTTACCTGTAATTCCATCTAATTTGTCTTTTTGATTCCCTAATAATTTGTTTATTTCTGCATTTTTTTGTGCTTTATCAATTAGAGCATTTCTTGTTTCTTCGTTGTTTTCAAATTCTTTTTCTTTTAAAAGTTCTCTTTCAATGTTTTGTTTCTTAAAAATTTCAAGTTGTTCTCTAAAAAATTTATTTTGTTCTTTAGGAGCAAAAACACTAGCTCCTTTAAATTTTTCATTGCCAAACTTTTGCTGCGTTACCTTTATGGCTTGATCTCTTGCATCTTGTTCTGCTTTGTTAACTCTTCCAAAACCAAGTTTTCCAATATTTTGAAATCTTTTAAATAATCTATCAAGTGCTTGAACTGCTCTTGTTGTTTGGTCTAATACAAATTTAATTACAGGACCTAAAATTTCACCAATTGTTCTTGCTAATGTTTGTACAGAATCAACAAGTGTAGATAATTTACCATTTAACGTTGTGGCTTGTTTAGTTGCACCACCAAAAAATGCTCCACCTTCACTTGTAAGGTTAATTAATGCTTGATTTACAAGTTCAGCACCAATTTTTCCTTTACGCATTGCAGCTTCAAATTCTTCACCTTGTAAACCTGTTATCTTTTTAAGCTCAGTTGTTATATCTACCCCTCTTTCTAATAACTGCAATTCTTCTTCTCTTTGTAATTTACCTTTGGCTCTTATTTGTCCAAAAGCTAAAGCAATACCCTGCAGATCAGCACCAGTAGCACCTGCTACGTTTGCTAATCGTTTTGTAGTATCAACTAATTCATCTGTTTCAAAACCAAATGCTTTTAATCTTTTAGTTTGTTCAATTAACTCACTACTTGTAAATGGTGTAACAGCACCAAAGTCTTGGATTTCTTTAATTATTGAATTAGTTTTAGTAAGACTGCCTGTTAAAACTTCTAAGCTTTTTCTTTGTGTTTCAAGTTCTGCAGTTTGTACAAAAATAAATCTTGCTGTTGCTGCAACTGCTAATGCCTTTAATAAAGGTGCTATGGCTCTCGTAAATGTTTTTGCTCCACCTGCAGCATTTCTGGCAGCATTGCCATTATTTCTAAATGACCTGCTTGACTTGTCTAATCTATTTTTTAATTTATTTGTATTATTAGCTAATGTTTTTGTTACTCTGTCTGTTTGCTGCAAAGGTCCAATAGCTCTTTGAGCATCAACTATTAATTGAACCGTAGATTGCGCCACTTAAAAATATACTTTCTTATATATTACCTTGTTTTGTTCTTTTGACGATTTATTTCTGCCTTTTCTCTTTCATATTTAACTTCATAATATGCAGCCCAGAAAATTAATTCTTCTTCAGTAATTAATTTTCGTAATTCCTGTAATGTTTTACCTAATTTTGTACCGAGAAATAACTCAAAGTTAAGCCAGTTATCTCTCTTTATTCTTTTTTTGCTTGGTCAACAGATAACTGTATATCCATCATAAATAATTCAAGATCATTCAGTACTGTTTCAGGTATAAATCTTTTTAAATTTTCTGCATCGGCTGAAGCAAAGGCTTTTGAACCATCTTCATTTTCTGCAAGTTGACATAATAATCTTGTTGAAACCGCAAGTGCCTCATCTGTACCTGCATATGCTTGTGCTTGGATTCTGTCGTATCTTGTTAATGGTCTAAAATACAGTTCTTTTAATATTGTTCCATCTGGTTTTTTTAAATCGAACTTTCTTCTGTTAGTCATTACTTCAGCAAATGCTTCTGTAATGAGGTCTACGTTTCTTTTTGCAGCCATAGAGTAATAATTGTATTACCCTAATATACTATATAGCCGAAGTAATGGTACCTGTTGTCTGAAATGTTATTGCGATCTCCTCAATTTCACCAAGTGTTGCAGAATGTTCTGCATTTGTAATGATTATAGATGCACTAATTTTTTTCGCAGATTCTGCTGAATCAGGAAAAAGCTCTATTAAAGCGTCACCTGCATCACCTGTAGTTAATACATCATCTATAAATGATTGATAATCTGAGTTTCCAGAAGCATTGTATAAAACAGTTGCACCACCTTCCCCATCAATTAATCCACCAACACGAGATTTAAATGTATCTCCCATTTTTGTAGTTTCGATTGTATCTTTTGTGATTGATAAATTCCAAGCTCTAAGATCGCTTACATCAGCTTCAGTTCCACCTGCATTATGGAACATTAGTTTACCTACATCACCTTTGGTAGCCATGACAGAAAAAAGTATTTATTTTATATTAACTCTTTTTGTTATTTTTTACAGCTTTTTGTTGAGCTTCATAGTATTTTCTACATTCGGGATCCCAATAATTTGCTTCTCTTCTACCTTTTACAGCTTCTATTGCATCGAGCATTGCTTCTGTAATTTCAAGTTTTGACATAATTAAAGTTCCTCATATATTTCAAATGTTATTCTTAATTGTGTTTGAAATTTACCTTGAGGACTAGGAGTTAAAACTTCTGGTCCTACAGGTGAATCAAAAATAACATCTGATACTGTTATTTTATTGTATAAATCTCTTATCCTTTTGCCAATGACATAATTTGAACCAATACCAACACCTTCTTCTGTAAATATATTTATTAAAACTAAACCTGATACTACATTTACACCACCTGCTAAATATCTGCCAGAACCAAAACTTGTAAGACATTGTACAAAAGTTGGTTCAGTAACAGATTCAAATGGCATATTATTAAAAATAATAGGTATTACTGGTGCATCTTCTAATTCAGAAACAAGTCTTTGTTCAATTGTTTTTCTGACTGTGTTTAAATCTATTGCTGCCATATTTATCTACCGAATTTGTCTTGTATGTGTGCTTGTATTTGTTTGGCTATTAATTCAGGATAACCTTTTATTGTTTGCTGCCTAGTTCTATATTGACCCTGCCAACTAGGTGGCAAATTTGTACCAAAAGCAACTGGTTCTGCATATTCAACATTGGTAGAAACAACACCAAGAAATGGCTTAATATCACTATTCCATGATCTAAATAAATTACCAGATACTTGTGGTGTAGCTTTTTTTGTTAGTTCTTCCCATAGCAATGTAGAACTTGCTACAACTTTAACTACATCTTTATAAAATTTTTCATCAGCAATTGCATCTAGCCTGATTTCCCTTGCCATTATGTCCTCAAGTAAAAGATATAAACAACATCTGTGTTCTGTGCTGTATCGGTATCAATTTGTATTATTTTATATTCGATAGAACTAATTATTATCTTATCTTTAGTTGTAGGAGTAAATGTCAAATCTTTACCAGACACAATTAATTTTTTGTCTTGTTGCGATATTAAATCATTTACTTCTTGACTTGAAACTTTTTCGAGAAGTCCTTTAACTGTAGTTGAACTTGTAACTTTTGAAATAGAGCCATCATCCATATCATATGAACTTTCTGTAGTCCTTTTTATTGTTATATCACCACCAAATCTCATTATTGTTTTGTTGGCGACTTTTTTTAAGGATGAAGCAATACCCATTATAAAGAATATGCAATGACTGTACCACTTGTAAGTGTAATGCTTGTAATAACTCCTTCAATTTTGCAGTTGGATTTTAAATCAATACTTGTCAGATCACCAGAAATATTTTCTGCTACTAATGTAGCGATTTCGGAATCCTTAAGTGCTTGAACACAGCCAAATCTTCCTGTATGTGCTGATGTGTCATTAATAATTTTGGCTGCTGGATAATAAGTCATTTAACTCCTTTTAATAGCAATGTTTCCGGGTCCACTTATTCTCAAGCCAGTAAAATATCTTTCGAAAAGTGGTGGTACTCTATCAGCACCTACAGCACCATAAAAATTTGGTGTTGCTTCTATATTACCAAGCTTAACAGTTTTGTAATCCTCTAAGCCACTTAATCCTAATCCGTCACGATTGTTATTTAAATATACAGCCAATATAACTTGAGCTTTTTTAACTTGTTCTGGGATTTCTGTATCTGTAAAATAATCTGTTGTTATACGAAATGGAAATCCTGTTGCATAAGTATTTATATAAGTATCTGGCTTTCTAACTCCTGTTCGTGGCCATTGTAATGCCTGTGTATCTGTTACTCTTGCACCCAAAAATCTTTCTCGATCAACTCTGATCGCTGCTGTGTATAAAGCTCTGTTTTTATTATCAGTTGACGAGCCATCCCATGCTGTTACATCATCATCAAGAATTAATCCTTCAACAATTGTATTTGCATCAGACAGAGTTATGTAACTGTTCGCTGATGCTCCCCCCACTGTTGCGTCTATCGTGATTGCCATTTTGTTTTAATTTAGGCTTACGTTTTGTTTTTTTAAGAGGTGCAGGGGCTACTTGTTTTGTAGCCTCCTGTTCTCTCATTCGTCGAAAGGCGAATATACCCATTAACTTGCAGAACCTTTAAAGATTGCGAAGTTAATTACAACTGCTTCAGATAAAGAACCACCAGATACATTTGTAACTGTGATTTTAAATGAACCTGCTGCTACAGCACTGATACCCACTAGGTATGAACCTGCAGTTCCACCAGATGCAATTGCAACAAATGGAATATCTGCGGCAGCTACTTTATCGTTTGTAACTTCAAAAGTAGCCTCACCTGCAGCACCTAAAGCTGCATTATTCATAGTGATAACACCTGATTCAGAATTAAGTGTTACACCAGTAGTTTTGTTAGTTGCTTGGGTTACGGAACCACCAGTAGTTGGTCCAGTAAGTTTTCCAGCAGTAACCTCAAATAAAGATGGCATAATAATTTACCTCTAGTCTTGAGTTGATACGTTAGTAGCTCTAACGATACCAATGTTCTTTGTCTCGTAGACTTTCGACCAGTTGCCTACAGTTGCTAGTTGTGTTCTGTTTGGGTTAGTTGTTG